CCGCGAGCACGAATTGGTGAAGGCGCAAGTCGGGCACGCACAGGCGCTCGAACAAGGCGATCAAGGACAGGCGCACGCGCTCGAGCAGAGTCAGATCGGGCATGAACAGGGGCTAGAGGCGGCCGAACGGCAAGCGGCGCTGCAGCCACCGCCGGAAGCGAACGGGAATGTATGACGATTCAGGACTTACAGGAGCAGAAAGCCCAACTCGTTGCGTACTGCGCCACGAAGTTGAACGTGGGCGACTACCACGCCGTCGCTGATGCGGCGATGGATCTGCGGGAACTGGACGCGCAGATCAAGACCTTGCGCGAGGTGCAGGAGACGAGCGCCGGAGCCGCTGAGCGCCGTGCGCGCCTTGCGGATCGGGTAACGCATGGCTGAGACCCCCGCCGACGTCAACACCGTCGTGAGTGTCACGGAGCACGGCCGCACGCTGAGCGGCGTGGGGTCCACGGCTGATGAGTTGTCGGAGGTCATGGAGCGGCACGCGCCGGCCGACCCAACGATAGACAAGGCAGCTGATCCTAAAATACCAGCGGCGGAAAGCGAGACAACTCAATCAGCGGCAGCGCCTGACGTGCCGCAGACGCGCGGCCGTGCCCGATTCTCGGAACTGGCGCAGCAACGGAAGGACGCGGAAGCGCGCGCCGCGGCGGCTGAGAAAGAGCGCGACGAACTCAAAGCGCGACTGGCACAGCCCTCACCGGCTCCAGCCGCGCAGACGCCGCCGGCGCACCAGGCCCAGCCGGCGGCCCCCGCTCAGCCCGCGTGGACACCCCCTGCGACGCGGCCCGAACCGAGCGAAGACGAGATCGGCGAGAAGTACACAACCTACGCCGCATTCACGAAGGATCAGGCGTTGTGGGTCTGGGAACAGGCCCGCGCGAAGGAAAAAGCCCAGGAGCAGCAGGAGAAACAGCAGCAGCAACAGCGCGACTGGGCGACGTCCTACACGTCGGCGCTCGCCGACGCCAAAATGCGCTATCCCGACTATGACACGCAGGTGGCCCAGGTGGATGCCCAGTTCGCGGCACAGCAGGTGGTGATCCCGCAAGTGCTGCTCGACGCGATTGTCAGTTCGCCGCGCGGACCCGATGTGAGCTATTACCTGGCGACGCATCAGGACGAATACCGGGCGTTGATTCAAGAAGCGTGGGGCGTGAACCATCCGCAGTCGATTGCGCTGGTGCGACGGGTGCTCGAAGCGAAGCTCCCGGCGGTGCCGAAGCCGAATGGGCACGCGCAACCCGCCGCGATCAGTCAGGCGCCCGCGCCGTTTGCGCCGGTGGGGACGGGGAGCAAAACGACGGTGCCGACGTCGGCGGAGTTGGCGGACAAAGGTACGATGGATTACGACAAGAGCGGTTTCAGGGAGAGACGTGCTGCGGAAAGAGGCATAAAGCCTAGGCGTTGGGGCCGTTAGGGCGTAAGATAGAGGCGCAGATGAAACAGGCGGGCGTCTACACGATCCTAAATCTCGTGACCGGGCGCTGCTACGTCCGCGCAGCGTTGGTCGCGAAGCAGGCAGATGTAGAATCGTATCGGCAATTGCGCGAGAAGCTCAGCGCCAGCATGTCCGGAAGTCACAGGGGCGTGCCGTGGTCTGCGCTTCGTCGCGCTCGGTGGAACGCAAAGCAGATCGCGTAATCGTTTTCGACCCCGCCCCAGCAGTCGCCGTTCCGGCCTCGACTGCTACGGGCACCTACTAAGTTGCGCACGTTCCTTTTAGCCGGGGGAACGTCGCCGAAACAAGTAGGTGTTCGTCATGGCCAACACGTTATTGACCAACAGCGTCATAACTTTCGAGGCGCTTGACGTCCTCGAAAATACGGACGCCGCGCTGATTCACATCAACTCCGAATATTCGAACGACTTCGAATTCGGCGGTGCTGTTCTCGGGCAAACGCTCCGTATCAGGAAGCCGCCGCGCTATCTCGGCCGCCTCGGGCAGGCGGCGCAGATCGAAGCGATCACCGAAACCGAAGTCCCGCTCACGTTGTCCTTCCAGCGTGGCGTGGACACGCAAGTCAGTTCGCAGCAGCTCACCCTTGACATCGACAACTACCGCACGCGGGTCCTCAAGCCGCAGATTGCGCGGTTGTCGAACCTGATCGATCAGGACTGCTGCAACCTGGCGCAGGGTCTCAACAACTCGGTCGGCGTGCCCGGCACGACCCCCGCGTCGTTGACGTTGTGGCTCGCGGCGAAGACGAAGCTCGACAACATGGCGGCCCCACAGGACGACCGCTACAACTACCTGAACCCCGCGGCGGACGCGACGCTCATGGACAACCTCAAAGGCTTGTTCAACAGTGTCTCGGAGATCAAGGGCCAGTACGAAACCGGGACGATGGTCAAGAGCAACACCATCGGCGCCGACTGGTTCATGGACCAGAACGTGTTCGTCCAGACCGTGGGCGCGCTCGGCGTGTCGACGCCGATCGTGAGCGTGGCGCCAGTCTCCGGGGCGACCACCGTCACCACGACGGGCTGGCAGGCGAACGTCTCCACGCTCAACGCGGGCGACATCATCAGCTTTGTCTCAGCCACCACGCCGGTCAACGGGATCAACCCGCAATCGTTCCAGACGACCGGGCAAACGATGCAGTTTGTTGTGTCGGCGACCACGACCGATGTGGCCGGCACGATGGTGATTCCGTTCCAGCCGCCGCTCATCGGCCCGGGCTCGCAGCTCCAGAACGTCACCAACCTGCCCGCGGTCAATACGCCCGTGTTCGTCTACGACACGGCGGCGGCGAACTTCGCCAGCATCGTCGGCAAGCAGACGCCGTTGAACCTGGCGACGCAGAAAGACTTCGGCACCATCGCCATGGTGGACATGCCGCTGCCGGGCGGCACCGATCGCGCGTATCGGGCGGCCTCGCGCAAGTCGGGGAAGTCGATCCGGGTCATCCGCGATTATGTGGCGACGACGGACCAGTGGATTCAGAGGATCGATTGTCTATACGGTACCGCCGTATTACGTCAAGAGCTAGGCTGCCGCGTCTCAGGGTAGCTTCGACTTGTAGCGTCCGGGCGCGTCAACTCGTTTATGGAGTGGCTGGGTAAGCGCACGATGATCCGACCAACCGGCATACACACGGCTCGCGAGCTTCGCATATGGCAGGCCGGTAATCACGGCCCATTCACGAATCGTGTGTGTCTGGTTGTTCAGCGTCAGGTATCGCGTTTTGCGCTGATTGTTCATCTGCGCGATCGGCATACTCCAGCGCAAATTGCCGCGCTCGTAGTGTCCGTCGTTGTTGGTCCGATCCAGCGAGTGATAGCCCGACGGCTTCGGACCAATTTCGCTCAGCAGGTCGGCGCGAAACGTCGCGAAGTCGTGGCGCCAGTATGGAGCAATGCGAATGTCGCGGCCTCCGTAATTGAGATAGTCCGACGTGTTGGGATTTTCGCAGCGCTGGATGATGTGTTTCCAGAGGATGTAGGCTTCCAGCCAGGTCTCGCGTTTCAGGCAGCCACACGAGCGGGTAATCGCGTTGCGCAAGTTCGCGGTTTGCACGGTGCAAACCTGTCCGCATTCGCAGCGGCATCGCCAGTAGGTCTTCGTGTGCGCCGATGGCGCGGGTCCGAGCACGGTCAATCGTCCAAAGGCTTGACCCGTCAAGTCGGTGCGTTGCATAGACACATTCTACAGTATTAGGAGAGAACATGGCGCTCACAGTCACCACACTCAGCAAGGCCAAAACGCTCAACGGCAGCATGACGGATAAGTTCATCACGCTGACCTCGGCGACCGGCGCGACCACGCAGATGCTCGCGCTGGTCGATGGCGAAACGATGCGCATCACGGACGTCAGCCTCACGCCCACACTCGGCGTCGTGCCGGGCTATGCGGGATCGACGGCGGGGCCGCATGGCGTCCTGGCGCCGGTGACGTTCGGGCTCCCGATTGACTTCGTGCCGGTGCAGGCGCTGAATCCGCAGATCGAGAAGACGTCGCTCAGCTTCGGCGTCGACGGCGCGATCACGGGGCCGTTCGGGGCGGGGACCGTGCCCGTCAATGACGTGACGGTGTTCCTGACGAAGGCGACGGCGGGTGCCTACACCATCGCGCTGCCGGCGGCGGACCAGCAGAACACGATCCAGTTTATCTCGACCACGGCGGTCGCGCATGTAGTGACGATGACCGGGAATCCCGGTGCGACCGATGTGGCGACGTTCGTGGCGAATATCGGCTCGAGCTTCACCATCAAGGCGCAGGGCGGGCAGTGGGATGTGGTGGCCGGCGGCACGGTCGGCGTGGTCGTCGCGTAAGCCATGTCGGTCAACACGACGTTGGTCGCCGCCAAGGCGATCAACGATCTCTCCATCACGGTGGCCTCGGCGACGGGCGTGCTGCCGGGGATGCTGGCGATTATCGGGGGCGAACGGTTACGCGTGACCAGCGTCGACCGCGCGCCCACGATTGGCGTCGTGCCCGGCTTCGATGGGACGGCGGCGACTGCGCATCTCCGGCTGTCGCCGGTCGTCTTCGGGACACCGGACGAGTTTCCGTTCGTGACGTATCTCAACGCGCCGATTGTCATGATTGACAAACTGGGGCGCATCGTCAACGACATCCCGACGGTCGGCAGCGCGACGCCGTCGATTCGCGCGTCGGGACATGTCATCGCGGCGACCGGCGCGCTGCCGTCGATCATGACCTATACGCCGCTGGTCGATACGACGCTCAACATCATGTGCTCGCTTGTGGTGGTGGTGAGCAGCGCGGAGGCGTTCACGGCGAGTTACAGCTATACGGACACGGGTGGGACGGCGCGCGTGGCGACGCTGCCGTTCCGTCTCTTGACGGGCGCGAACGTGCTGGCGATCAATTTCGCGAACGGGGCGATTCCCTACGCGGGGCCGACGCAGCAGTTCCGCGCCCTGGCGGGCACGCCAGTCACGCTCAGCACCCAAGGCACCTTTACCGGATGCACGTATTCGGTCTCCGCCGAGATGTTCGATTCACAACCGTAAAGGATCACTTATGCCTCAAGCGGGCGGCAGTTTTCTCCCCAACGAACCGGCGAGCGTCAAAGGCTGGTCCGTGGCCGATGCGTACACGGAACTGACCACGGACGGGCCCGTGCCGGTTTTGTCGGGCACGTATTACATCACCAAAGCGGGCGTGCTCGCGATGACGCTCCGCGCCCCGACGCTCACGGAGAGCGGGACCGTGCTGCGGTTCATCTCCGGCACGGCCAACGCGCACACGTTGACGGCCACGGCGCTGATCAACAACGGCACGACGGCCGGGCCGCACAACCTCTATACGTTCGTCGCGTTTCCCGGCGGGGGCATCACGCTGGAAGCCGCGGGCGGCTTCTGGAATGAGATTGGCCGCGTGCTCGGGGTGGTGAGCTAAATGGAGTTTCCACGCTTGCTCCATCATCCCGACACGGGCGCCGAATGCACCGTCCATGCACCATCGGACCATGCCGCGCGGCTGAAAGACGGCTGGGTCGATCCCGGCGCGCCGCCGGTCGTCCACGAGGCCAAGGACGAACCCGCGAAGAAAGGACATCGTGGCAAATCAGATTGATCTCTCGGGTTTCACCGCCGAACAACTCGCCGCGCTGAAAGCGCAACTCAACAGCACGGACGGCTCGGGCCGTTCGCCGATCAAGCCGCGGCAGTTGCACGATCTGCGGTTGCTGCCGACGGCCGACGATCCGCGGCCGACGTTCTTCTGGTCGGTGGATCCGCCGCGCGATGGGCGGGATCTGACGCGCGGCACGCCGTATCCCCGGCTCCTCTGGCACGTCGACAGCGGGGAAGAGATCACGGTGCTGGACCTCGAGGCGCACCAGGCGAAGCAGGCGGAAGGCTGTTGGACGGAAACCGCGCCCAGTGCGGGGCCGGTCGATCCGATGGCGGATATGCAGGCGGCGCTGGACGCGTTGACGCCGGAGGATCGCGCGCTCGTCGTGGCGGCGCAGCAGCAAACCCGGCTCCAGGAGATCACGGCCAAGCTGTCGAAGCTCTCGCCCTCGACGCTGGAGTTGCTCTTGACCGCGGCGAAAGACGAAGCGACCGGGAAGCGTGGACCCGGGCGGCCCAAAAAAATAGCCTGATGGCGATTGTCCTGAACATCATCGCCGATGCGTTGACCGAAATTGGCGTCTTGCAAGCGAGCGAGACGCCAACGGCGGGGGATACGCAGCTCGCCCTCTTGCGACTCCAGAACCAACTCGACGCGTGGGCCGCCGATCGGCTCACGCTCTCGGCGCAGTTACGCACGACGTTTGTGCTGCTGTCCGGGACGAGCGCGGTGACACTGGGGCCGGTCGGCGCGACGGTGATCATGGCTCGGCCCGTGTGGCTCAATGCGGTGAACTACGAAATCCCCGGCACGAGTCCGGCGGTAGAAGTCCCGATCGCGATCATGGACGAAGACAGTTTCTCGTCGCTCAGCATCAAGCAACTCTCGAGCGCGCTACCGACCCAGTGCTTCTATCAGACCGAGATCACGACGGTGCTCGGGACGTTGTTCTTCTGGCCGAAGGTCAGTCAGAACGTGACGATCGATCTCTACAGCCCGCAACAGGTCGGCGTGCCGGCAACGATCAACACGGTGCTGATCGGGCCGCCGGGCTACGCCGAGGCGTTTATGTATCAGCTCGCCTTGCGGCTCTGTCGGCCGTTCGGGATCGCGATTCCGCCGGATCTGATGGAGATGGCGACGCGGGCGTTCGCCAATATGAAGAGACCCAATGTCACGCCTGGGCTTCTGGGCATCGATGCGGCACTGGTGCCCAGCTCAGGCGGTGGCTACAACATCCTCTCCGATAACAGCAGCGGACGCTAAAGGAGCCCCCGCACGTGAGTTATAACCTCACCCCGAGTAGCCCGCAGCAGCTCCAGAACGCCGTCACGGCGGCTGGCACGCAGGGCGGGATCTTTTATCCGGCGGGCCTGTGCGAGCGCGTCACGATCGTCTGTCGCGGCGCGACGGTCGCGGGCACCATCGCCTCCGGCAACCTCGTCATTGAAGAAGCCTTCTACTTCAAAGACCGGGAGACGCCCTATGCGGGGCCGTGGAGCCTCATCCAGACGATCAACGCGGTCGATCTGACGCTCGGCGCGACGCAGGTGATTCACATCATGGGCAGCGTGTGGGCGTTGCGTGTGCGCTGCTCGGTGATTGTCGCCGGGGGTGGCTCGGTCGATGTGTGGGCGTGGGGCAACTGATGCCGGATTCCATCTTTCTCTCCTCGCATCGTGACGTCTCGGAGCCGGTGTCGCCGGATACCTTCGCCGCGGCGATTCAGGACATCCACGTGCGCAGCGTGGCGGCGTATCTACGCCGGCAGAATCTTGAAGCCGAGCGCCAGTCGTTGCAGCAACGCACGATCGCCTGTGATCAGGAACTGTTGCAGTTGGACGGCGAATTGCGCGCGGTGACGGCGCTGCAGCAGAAGGCCGGAGTGTCATTTGGCCAATAGCATTTTTCTCTGGCCGGGCGTGTCCAGCACCACAGGCGGGGGCGGGGCGAGCTTTGCCGGCGCGGTGACGGCGGGCAGTGCCGCGACCGGCTCATTCTATGCGGCGGACGGCACGGCGGCGCTGCCGTCGTATAGCTTTACCAGTGAGCCGACGCTGGGGTTCTATCGCTCCAGCGTGAATTTCATCACGACCGGCGGCTCTCTCCAGGTCGGGAATCTGAACGTGCCGAACGGGGGCGCCATCTACTGGCTCTCCCGCGCCTTCATGCAATCGCCTGCTGATGGCACGCTGACCATTGCGACGACCGGTGGCACGATTGGGAACCGCTTCAAGATGGACGCGCTGCCAACCGTCGCGAGCGGTGGCGGCGGCACAGTGGCGCCCTCGGTCACGGCTGGCTCTACG